CAGACACGCCTGTTCAGGCGGCTCCCGTGAATACGTTGGAGATCAAGCGCCGCCGTAAACCGGCAGAGGAAGCAACCGAAGGAGTCTGAACATGGCAACGTATACCGCTGGCGATCAAATAAATCGGGCGCTTCGCCTGCTGGGTATTCTGGCCGAAGCCGAGACACCTTCTGCGGCTATGTCGCAAGACGCCTTGATGGCGATGCAACAAATGATTGAGTCGTGGAACACTGAGCGTTTATCAGTGTTTTGCACAGAAGACCAAGTCTTTACATGGCCTGCAAGTCTTATCAGTCGCACCCTTGGCCCAACGGGTGACTTTGTCGGCAACCGTCCCATACTGATAGATGACGCGACGTATTTCAAAGCGCCTAGTGGCGTGTCGTATGGCATCAAAATGATCAATCAACAGCAGTACAACGGTATTGCTGTTAAGACTGTAACGTCCACGTTCCCGCAAGTCATGTGGGTCAACATGACGTTTCCTAATATTGAGATATATCTCTATCCAAGACCTACACAAAATTTGGAGTTTCACTTTGTGTCGGTGCAAGAACTTACGCAACCAGTCACACTAGCCACGGCTTTGCACTTCCCGCCTGGCTATCTGCGGGCGTTTACATACAACTTGGCCATGGAGTTTGCCCCTGAGTTTGGCGTTGAGCCAAGCCCACAGGTTCAGCGAATTGCCATGACTTCTAAGCGCAATCTGAAGCGCATCAACAACCCAGATGATGTGATGGCTTTGCCTTACGCATTGGTGGCTAACCGCCAACGTTTCAACATCTATGCCGGTAACTATTGATGAAAACGCCAATCCTTGGCTCAAGCTACGTTGCCCGCAGCATCAATGCTGCCGACAACCGCATGATCAATTTGTTTCCAGAGGTTATTCCTGAAGGTGGCAAAGAACCTGGCTTTTTGAACCGTGCACCAGGATTAGAATTACTTCAGACCATTGGCTCTGGCCCCATCCGCGCATTGTGGGCGCACCAGACCAACGGCGCTGACTTCTATGTCGTATCTGGCACAGAGGTCTACAAAATGACCAGCACGTCGGCCACGCCAGTCAAGTTGGGTAACATCATTGACGGTGGCCCTGTGTCTATTGCTGACAACGGCACGCAACTGTTTTTTGCCTGCAACGGCCCAAGCTACATTTACAACGAAGCCACAAACGAGTTTAAACAAATCACAGACCCCGATTTCCCAGGCGCTGTGACCGTGGGTTATTTAGATGGGTACTTTGTTTTTAACGAACCCAATAGCCAGCGCGTATGGGTCACGCAATTGCTTGATGGCTCATCCATAGACCCACTTGATTTTGCAAGCGCTGAAGGCTCACCAGACGGCTTGGTAGCGGTCAATGTGGATCACCGCGAGGCTTGGTTGTTTGGCACTGACTCGGTTGAAGTTTGGTACGACGTTGGCGGCACAGACTTCCCACTCCAACGCATCCAAGGCGCGTTTAACGAAATTGGCTGTGTGGCTGCATTCTCTATTGCCAAACTAGACAACAGCTTGTTTTGGCTTGGCACTGACGCCCGTGGCCAAGGTATTGTTTACAAGGCCAACGGCTACACAGGACAAAGAGTTTCTACTCATGCCATTGAGTACGCTATCGCACAGTACGGCAACATCTCTGACGCTCTGGCATACACATACCAGCAAGAAGGCCACGGCTTTTATGTCCTGACATTTCCCAGCGCCAACGCGACTTGGGTCTATGACGCGGCTACGCAAGCATGGCATGAGCGCGCAGGGCTGGTCAATGGCGCGTTTACCCGTCACCGTTCTAACTGTCAGTGCAACTTTGGTGGTGAGACAATTGTTGGCGACTTTGAAAATGGCAACATTTACAAATACAGCCTTGAAATCTACTCAGACAACAACGCGCCTCAGAAGTGGTTGCGTTCATGGCGTGCTATTCCTACTGGCCAAAACACGCTCAAGCGCACTGCCCAGCATAGCCTGCAACTAGACGCTGAGTCTGGTGTGGGTCTGAACGGTTTTACAACTGAGCAAGTGTTCCTTTTGGTTACGCAAGCTGGCGACAATCTGATCACTGAAAACGGCGATTACATTGCCAGCGACATTACGTCCTCTGTAATTGCCGATCCCCAAGTTATGCTGCGCTGGTCAGACGACGGCGGCCACAACTGGTCAAACGAACACTGGACGTCCATGGGCGGCATTGGCCGGTTTGGCCAGCGGATCATGTGGCGTCGCCTTGGCATGACCACACGCATCCGCGACAGGGTCTATGAGGTGTCAGGCACTGACCCCGTCAAGATCGCCATCATGGGTGCAGAACTTCACGCAAGCCCGACAAATGCCTAGTAACATTACCCAGATTCCTGCCCCTCGCGTGCCGTTCATGGACGAACGCACGGGCACGATCTCGCGTGAATGGTTCCGGTTTCTTAACAACATCTACACCATCTGCGGCGACGGCACGGGCATTATTGGCCCAATTAACGGCGGCACAGGTGTAGATGGCGTGCCCACCAACGGTCAGTTGCTGATTGGCGACACTGGCACATACAAGTTAAACACGCTGACGCAAGGCACTGGCATTAACGTGACCAACGGCGCTGGCTCCATCACCGTGGGCCTGACAAACACGGGCGTAACCGCAGGCACGTATGGCACAGCGTCTAACGTCCCGACCTATGCCGTCAACGCCCAAGGCCGCCTGACCAGTTCGGTTAACACGCCAATTGCCATTGACGCAGCGCAGATCACCACGGGCACGATCAACACCGCCCGTATATCTGGGTCATATACCGGCATCACGGGCGTGGGCACGCTGACAGTTGGCGTGTGGAACGCCACAGCCATAGCAGTGGCAAATGGCGGTACGGGTGCGACAACTGCGCCAGACGCTAGGACAAACCTTGGCCTTGGCACAATGGCCACCCAAAACACTGGCGCTTCGGGTACATTTACCTCTGCCGATTCAAAGACTATTACCGTGGTAAACGGTATCATTACGAGCATTGTTTAAGGAACGAAAATGACCGTCGACATTTCCCTATTTGCAGGCGCTGGCGCACAATTCTTTGACGACAACGGCGTGCCATTGGCAGGCGGTTTAATCTACACCTACGCCGCTGGCACAACGACTGCGGCCCCCACCTACACATCCGCCACTGGCTTAACTGCCAACAGCAACCCTATTGTTTTAAACGCAGCCGGACGTGTAGAAGAAGAAGTCTGGCTTGAAGCAGGTGATTTGTACAAGTTCATCTTGGAAGACGCAAACGAGGTGCAGATTGGCTCATGGGACAATATTCCTGGCATCAGCAACGCCAATACATTGGCAGCGCAATTAGCCAACCAATCTGACATTACGCTTGGCGACGCGCTTATTGGGTTTAAACAGACCTACTCTTTAGGCATCATGCCTGGCGCGGTTGGCAAGACCTTAAACAACAAGATGCAAGACTTGGTGTCAGTCAAAGACTTTGGCGCTAAGGGCGACGGCACAACAGACGACACGTCTGCCATCCAAGCGGCCATCAATCTAGCGTGCACTTATGGCGGCAACGTTTATCTGCCCGCAGGCACATACAAGATTTCCGCTGCGCTAGTGTTTACCATGAACAGCGTCACAGTAGATCCGATTAAGCGCCCCTCCATGTCTGGTGACGGTATGGGTGCCACAACTATTTACCAAACAGCCAACGCTAACGGTATTGAAATTATTGGATACGATCCGCAACCTGCTGGTTACGGTTTGTTTCAAGACTTTACGTTGTACGGCTACCAAAAGAACAAGCTGGGTATTGCGTTAAAAGATATTGCGTTTATCACGATCAACAACGTCTACCTTGCAGGCTGGTCAACTGGCCTGTATGGCGCAAACGTCTTGTCGTCCACGTTCAATGATTTGGTTATTCGCTTTAACGACGGCGGTTTCTACTTTGAGCCTAACGCCGCGTTTGGTTTTGTGTCTGAGCCTAACGCCATCACCATGTCCAACTGTACCGTTGGCAACAACGACTCGTATGGCGGCAAGGTCATTGGTGCAGGCGCATTTAACTACATTGGTGGCTCTATTGAAGCCAACGGTTTTGGCACTGACTTGTCTAGCGCCAAGTGGGGCTTGGCTATTGTTGATGCAGGCGGC